TCACAGGCTGTTTATCTCCTTCAATGCAGTGTCTAGGTAATGGAAGAACAACCGCCGCGTCCCATAAAAATCACTGCGTCCGAGGGCAATCCTCTCAATTTTACCTGCCGTCTGTTTCACTTCCAAGGCTTCATAAGACGCATTTTCTTTCACAGACATAATAATATGCCCTACCACGCTTTCATCAGCTTTACGAGCCGCAGAGAGTACCACAGCATCATATTTTCCTGATTTGACAATCCCAATCAGTTCATTCAGCCTTTGTGGAGAGATATTGTAATCTGCATATGATGCCCTGATGTTCTTTGCTTTTCCAGCCTTGCGCTCCCAGTATTCCTGGTTGTACTGTTGTACCTTGTCCTGATTCTCCGCGCGCCAGTTCTTTCTCTGGCTGTTGATTTTATCCCTGTTCCTGCGCCTGTATTCTTTCTGATAAGTTCTCCTTGCTTCAACTGCTTCTGCTGACATTGTTGCTCCCATTTCCTAACCCTCCACTTCTAAAAGAATTATCAATATGTCACCATATTTGTGGCTTTGCCTGCACATATTGAACTGGAAAATCCGCTTCAACAGTGCTAAAGTCCTCATCATCGAACGGTTTCATTCGACCAAGTGAATCCTTTGCAAGAAAATTATGATAATCCCTCCTCGACGCAAAATCCTTCATTCCATTTCTAGGCATGGAACGGTAGGTACATGAGTTATGGAGTGTCCTGATAAACTTTTCGAAATTCTCCTGCCGATCTGCCGGACTTTGCCCAAACTGTACAAATGTCAGTCCGGGACCTTTCTCTTTCGGGCGGTTCGCATCATAATGTTCCTTTAAAATCCTGCTCATAACATAATTATCCTTATGCTTATTGGCTAATTCCTGCCAATCTGCTGAACTTAATGAAAGACCGCTATTCAGTAGCTTCATAATTCCATCATCAATCCTGCTACCATCCAGCCTGCCAAGCTCCTGCATCTCTGCAGCATATGCCTCACCCACTTTATCAATATAGCTTAATTCAGATTCAATCTTTGCATCACGCTCCTGCGTCAGCTGCTTAAGCCTGTCTTTATACCCTTTCTCTCCAAGAAGATCACCCTCATAAGCATTTTTTGCAACTGCACATTCATGCTCATAAGCCTCATTTGCCCTCTGAATGCCCTCCATTGCGTTCCCTGCCTGCTTAACTGCCAACTTGTAATACTCAATTGTTGATTTCTCCATGACAAAATCCTCCTATAATTTATTTACTCATAGCTCTTCCCAGCATCTGCCTGTCGTGAAAAATTATCGTCCAACACAATTTTTTCCGGCTTTACATAATAATTCCTAAGTTCCACCTGGAATAGCGGTTCCCCTCGGTCTTCATGGTACTTTCTAAAATCCTTATTAACCTCACAAAATGTGTAATACGCATCTATCAGCCGTTCCCACTGTGTCTTGTCCATTCTTGATAAACAGTGCGGACACATGGGCGGCTTGTCGTCGTAGTTCATGTTACGGCTGTAAAGCTCAAATTTGCCGCCGCAGTGAAAACAATATACCTTCAAATAATCCATAATCTTCTCCTTCCTATGCCTTTGACTCCCAGGAGTTCATTGCCCTCTGCAGGCTGTACCTAAGAGCATCTATACAATGATTATTCTTGTCGGGATACCCAGAAAGCAGATTGCCCTCCTTGTCCCTCTCATATTCATATTGAGTAATCTCCTTATAAGCACATGGCGTTCTTTTCGGGTCTATTACAATAGTTCGCCGTTGTAAAAATTTCATTGAATATTCAACAGAACCCGGCGGTTTATATGCTTCCCTTGCCCAGATACCCATACTCTTCAAATCGCTTATAGACTTCGGTTCCGCAGAGTCACATATTGTTTCAAACTGATAATGATACTTCCTGCGCTTAATTTCCTCCGCCAGTTGTTCGTTGCTTATCTTGTTCCCCACATATTCATCCAGCAAGTATATTTTCTCATGTTTTGGATTATAATGGCAGCGGATAAAAGCCATCGGATCTGGATACCAGCCAAAATCACCCCCTTGATAGATGCGATCAAACTGTTGTATTTCTTCATCAGTGATAGTACGTATCTCTAGGAACTCAAATACCTCGCTGCCAGTTCCCACCGCCTCTCCTAGATACTCATGCCTGTATGCCTTTTCATTAACCTCTTTTAAATGCTCTGCAACATCAATAAACTGTTGTCCAAGCCATTCCGCTGGAGCATCTCTATAGTCGCTCCTGTGGCGATAGCTGTCGTCCCTCGGCTCATTCACATACATGTTCGCCCAGCTGTTTGTACTGATCGGCGAATTGAAACTCTTAAATACAACAAACTTCTCACCACCGCGGAGTACAGACTGCTGAACTGTCCTGATCTCTTCTGCTCCCGCAAACTCGTCCAGTTCTTCAAACCACAGATACTTAAAATATCCCTGTGATGCTTTAATAGATTTCGTTTTCTTCGCCTTGTCCAGTCCACGGAATATTATCTTCTGTCCAGTAGGAATGTATATACACTGCATGGGGCTTACATTTGTTTCCCATAAATGCGAGACGCCAAGTTCATCAATTGCCCATAATATCTGCTCATATACAGATTCACGCAACGTTACACCATATTTCCTAAATATAGCTGCATTAGCATCTTTATCCCGCATCATGCCGAAAACAATCTCCAATGATATGAATGAGGATTTTAACCCTCCTCGCCCACCATACAGGTCATAATATGTATGTCTGCCCTTTGCAATATCCCTGTGCACCGGATAATACGCCGGAGCAATGAGCTTGCCAAAATCAATCACCGTCTCCGACGCTGTCAATAATCCTCACCGCCTCTGTTAAATCTACTTTCTGCTCCTGCTTGTCCCTCCACTGCTCTGGCTTTCGGTTTTTCAGCCAAAATATCTGTGCAGTCACATCTGGCAGCACCTCCCTAATCACCTCCTTCGTGGTCACAAGTTCCCCCAGGTCATCTTTATCCTTCAACAACAGGACAAAGTCAATATAATCATGTATCCTCTGCAGCCTGGGTTCACTGTAAAATCCTTGTCTCTTATACCATGAAAGCATATCTAAATCTTTTTTGCTCGAATTGCATTCAAGACAGCAAGGCAGAATGTTTTCCCGCACCATGCGCCCGCCTTTACTGAGAGGTTTTATATGGTCTTTCGTAGGAGTACTTAACGACTTTCCACAATAACAGCAGCACCCATTAAAATACCTGATTGCAAAATCCCACTCTTTTTCAGTTAGTTCGCTTTCACCACCATGCCTCTTTTTCTGTCCAGTATCGACTATTCTTTCTCGGATAATTTCTTTCGTTGTATAGCCTAACGCTCTTTTTAAAAGAGCATTCTCAACCTCATAGTCAACTACTTCTTTGCCCTTTTTTAAGGACTGAACTATCGGAAGACTTTTCTTCTTCCAGTTGTACAGCGTTCTGACAGTGACACCCATATTCCTAGCTATCTGCTCATCAGTCAACCCATTTCTCGCCCAAGATTCCAGCAGAAAAAGTTTTTCGTCCTCCTCCCAATCATCCATTGCGATTCTTGCCATACTATCATCTCCAATTTGTTTTATTTCGTCTCTTTTAATCATACCGCAAAATGAGAATTAATTTGTACCATTCTAAACGACATTTTACATTGACGCGACTTATCCACAAAAGCAGAACAGGCGGAGCACTTCTACCGCCGCCTGTTTCCTGGTTCATGAAATCACCTCACCAAATGTTTTTCAAGTTGCTTTCCGAGTTTTTCCGTGTCAAAATAAATCTTCCTGCCGCCCGGGCGTCTGAATGCGCATTTCTGTCCTTCTGCGTGTGCCATGCACTCGAGATCATATCGAGACATACCGCATTCATTTACCAGTTCTGTAATGCTCATGACTTTTCGTGGAAACTGCATATTGTCCCTCCTTACCCTAATTGAATAAATCGACAAACGTCAGTTTTAGTATAGCAAACATCCATTCTTTTTTCTATCCCTATATCGAACTTTTCGTAAATATGTTCTTATTTGCACAGATAAAACAGTGTAAAAAAGAATAAAAATATCAAGATCATTCCCAGCGCAATAAGTCCAGACTCTAAAATCATCTTTAACTGCTCGTTGCTCATAGGCTGTCTTTCGATTCTTGCCGCCTTACAGAACTTGTCCTTGTCTTTCTCTGCGCCCTTTATGGTGTGGATAACCTCTTTGAATTTACGCTCGTCTTTCATACCGCCACCGCCTTTTCACTTGTCAGCAGAGATACAGCGTACTGGAATCCCTTTATGAATCCCTCTTTGTGGTTGGCAGCGGTACAGTCGCAAATTTCATCTTCATACTTTGAATAAAGTTCATCGCCAAGCGCTTCTTCCAGTCGGTCACTCGCCGCCTTTACTTCTGGTGTATCTGTCCAGTTGTCATTCAGTTTGTCCATGTTGTAATACAATGTTTCAAGATTGCTCATACTTCCACACCGCCTTTCTTCATCTCTGCCAACGCTGCATGGTAGCCCTTTGCATAACCATAATCAAACGTCTTGCATGCCGCTGAAATAGCGTCCCATCCGTCGCTGTTCTGAATTGCGCTTACAATTTCCTCACACTCATTAGTACTTATCAT